AACACCACTATCACAGCTGGTGTGTTTGTGTCAACATTTAACAATGCTGGTAATGTTATCTTACCAAACGTCTATGTCAGTGGTAACGTCATTGTTGGTGGTAATTTGACTATCACAGGCATTAAGAATAACGTACCTGTCAAGGCTGGCGGATTTGTAGCACAGAATACCGCAGTGAGCATGGACAGCGTCACAACACAGTGGTTAAATAACGGTGGAGCCAACGCCAATCAACTACAGTTGGCAGCCTTAAACGGTAATGTTTCTATACTTTACACCTACATATTTGAAGCTGGCACAGGTGGCTCGCCCTCAGGCGGAAGTTCAACTACAACATTGGCTAACTTGTCATTTGGCTGGACCAGTATTGGCAACGCTAGTGGAGTAGCAGGTGACATGTATAATGTATTAGTGTCATTACCTGGTAACAATGCCTATAGGATCACAGCCATGACAGGATCAGGATATAGCAATAATGTTCTTACCATAGAAAGATTGATATAACATGGACATCAATGGCGTAAATCTACGGGGCACAGGCATATATGGCCAGCCACCAACTACCTATGTCACTGCCAACCTTGTGTTAAACTTAGATGCAGGATTATCCTCAAGTTTCTCTGGTAATACTACCTGGGTTGATACTATTAGTGGATTATCATTTACCCTAAGTGGTAGTCCTACATTCAGCAGCAACAACGGTGGATACTTAAACTTTGTGCCAGCCAGCAGTCAATACGCTTATAGTCCAAATCAGAGTTTTGGCAGTTTACAACGTTGGACTGTGGAAGTGTGGCATTATTTTACCAATACCAACAGCGGTGGGTTACCTTGTATAGTCACAGAACTATTCCCAGCCAGCACTAGCCAGATCAACTTCAGCTTGGGCAGTGACACTACCACTGGCCTACAGAATGGGTGGTATAATGGGTGGCACAATACTAGTGCTTATACACTAACTCCCAACACTTGGAATCATATCGTAGGCACGGCCAATGGCGTCACTGGAAATATCAACCTGTATGTAAACAATGTCCAGGTAGGGGGCACAAATTTTGCAGGCACACTTACTAGTAGTGGTGGTGGTATTAGACTGATGCGTCGCTGGGACAACGCTGACTATTGGGGTGGCCGACTAGCCACAGTGCGTATCTACAACACAGAATTTGGTAACACTCAAATCAATACTAACTACCAAGCACTACGCAGTAGATTTGGAATTTAATAAATATACAATAACAGAGAACAAATATGATTTTATCCAATGTAAATATAGGTTCTGATCCAAGCGCAGGTGATGGTGATCCGTTACGTGTAGCGTTTGCTAAGATCAACGACGATTTCGCTATATTAGCTAGCAACGTAGCACAATTACGTAACAGCGTTACTAGTGTAGCAGGACGCCAAGGTAATGTCATTCTAACAATAAATGATGTCTTAGGTTTCCAAGGATTAAATTTAATAAACCAATCTGCTCCGGTGAGTAGCACAGCACCAGGCATTAAAGGCCAAGTGGTTGTTAGCGGTAGCTACATGTATATTTGTACCGCAGCTAATACTTGGGTTCGTGGTTCGGTAACAACTTCGTTCTAAAACTCTTGTTCTAACCAAAAATTCAGCGTATAATATAGTATATGTTGAATATCATAGCAGACTTCGTAAAATCAATCTTACCCGTTAAGAAGAAAACTACTCCCAGTGGTTGGACAAGTTTTTCTGGACCCTGTTGCGTGCATAATGGTGAAAGCATTGACACCCGAGGTAGAGCAGGGTTAACAGCCAATCCAGATGGATCAGTTAGCTATCATTGTTTTAATTGTAACTTCAAAGCATCATACCAACCCGGACGTCATCTAACATTCAAATTCCGTAAGCTGCTAAAATGGTTAGGTGCAGATGACACTGACATCAAACGACTAGTAATCGAAGCTATCCGTATCCGTGAATTGGTTGCGCCAGCAGAAGTAAAAGCAGAAGCTGAAGAAGAACGGATAGATTTCAAAGCTCGTGATTTACCAGAATCCGCAGTCAGCTTTCGTGCTATGATGTCACATCATCTCTTAGATGATTTTAAGAATGTTCCGGGATTACTAAATTCAGCGGTCAACTATACCAATCTGCGCAAGATGGACTATGATAGGTATGACTTTCTTTGGACAGACTCAACAGAACACAGTCTACATCAACGTGTGATCATTCCGTTTATATGGCAAGGTCGGACCATTGGTTATACTGCTCGTGCTGTCACTGATGGAGTTAAACCAAAATACTATAGTAGTTATGAACCTAACTTTGTATTCAATACAAACAATCAACTGCCTGACAGCAAGTTTGTCATAGTCTGTGAAGGACCGTTTGATGCTATGAGCATAGATGGGGTAGCAGTGTTGAACAATGAGTGTAATGAAACACAGGCAGATATCATTGAAAGTCTAGGCAAGGAAGTCATAGTGGTAGCAGATCGAGATCGTGCTGGTGCTAAGATGATTAACAATGCTATAGAATATGGGTGGAGTGTAAGTTTTCCGGTGTGGTTAGAAACTTCAAAAGACATCAATGAAGCAGTATGTAAATATGGTAAACTGTTTGTGCTGAAAACTATCTTAGACGCTAAACAGACGAGCAAACTCAAGATAGAACTTATGCGGAAGAGATTGTATAATTAATTATATGCCTATCGATATCGCTATAATTAATGTTCCATACACTTTAACTAGGGCCCCACATTCTGCACCAGCTTTATTAAAAGGTAGTTTAGTGGCTGCTGGATTTACCTGTACAACCTTGGATTTTAACATACGATTTGTTAATCAATTCAGTGAGCATGCAGATTTTCCTACGTTTGAAAGATATTTCTTAGAGAATACTATATCACCCAACAAAAAAGAAATAATTCAAGAGGCTATTGGATTATGGGTAGATGAAATATTATTATTAAATCCAACATATATTGGCATTAGTGTTTTTACTTACCAATGTAGAACAGCGACTCGAATCTTTTGCGAAATTATCAGAAGTAAGAATCCTAATATCCAAATAGTACTTGGAGGGCAAGGAATAAGCCAAGGTGGTATTAACGGAATAAATGCATTTCCTTTAAAATTACAAGAAGAAGGATTGATCGATTACTTTATTAAGAGTGAAGGAGAAGTTAGCCTAATAGAACTGTTGAAAGGAAATAAAGATCACATTGGTATAAATTCAGATACGTTTAAGCAAGTAGATAACATTGATCAATTAGAATATCCAAATTATGATGATTATGATTTTTCTTCTTACGAATCAAAATATCTAATAATTACTGGCAGTCGAGGGTGTGTAAGACAATGTAGTTTTTGTGACATACATCAACACTGGGACTATAGATCCAGGCAAGGTAAATCTATAGTTAAAGAGATGATTGCTCTCAGCGAGAAATATAAAATTTATGATTTTATATTTTCAGATAGTTTAGTCAATGGTAATACTAAAGAATTTAAAGTTTTTTTAAAAGAATTGAGTGAACACAATGCACAAGCTAAGTATAAAATCTCTTGGAAGGGTCAATACATTATAAAACCTTATACAGTTGACAATGAAGAGCATTGGAATCTGATGTCTCAATCAAATTGTCAGGAAATTTGGATTGGAGTTGAATCAGGTAGTGAAAAAGTTCGCAGAGAAATGAATAAGTCATTTACAAATGATGATTTATATCATACCATTGACAATTTAGTTAAATATAAAATATCCTGTAAATTGCTTATGTTTGTTGGATATCCAACAGAAAGCGAAAAAGATTTTGAGGACACTTTAAATTTAATTAGAAAATATAAACATCTTGCTGGAAATATTGTTAAAACCATTTCGTTAGCTGATACAGTGAGTATCCTGCCAGGAACCCCATTGTCAGATACAGCCAGCCAAAACAATATTATTGTAGATGAAAAATATGAAAATAATTGGTTAAATCTCAATTATCCAGAATTAACATTAGCTGAGAGAATCCGTAGAACAGAAATAGCTAAAAAATTAGCAGCAGAGTTGGGATATACTTCTCAAGAGAATGACTTCCATAATCATCTTGACTATCTTAGAGATAGAATAGATATTTTTAATCAGAGATTAAAAATTAAACAAATAATTAGATTAAAAGAAATATGATAATTTTAAACTCAAGTATACCCAATAAACTATGACCAAAGAATACTCACCAGAACTACAGAAATTATTTCTAGAAATGATGCTAGAAGACGCACAGAGTTATGTGCGTGTGCAGAATATCTATAATGCAGAAAACTTTGATCGCAGTCTACGTGAAGTGGCTAAGTTTATCAAGTCACATACAGATGAACACAAGGCCATGCCCACACATGAGCAGGTCAAGGCAGTCACAGGTGTTGAGCTCAAGCACGTACCAGACCTAACTGAAGATCACTACAGTTGGTTCATGGCGGAGTTTGAGGGTTTTACTAAACGTAATGAACTTGAACGTGCTATCCTTAAAGCCGCAGATATGCTGGAAAAGGGTGATTATGATCCGGTTGAAAAACTAATCAAAGATGCAGTTCAAATTAGTCTAACTAAGGATCTAGGCACAGAATATTTTGAAGATCCTAGAGCCAGATTAATGGCAATTAAAGCCAATAATGGACAAGTATCATCTGGTTGGCCTACTTTAGACAAGCGATTATTCGGTGGTATGAATCGAGGTGAACTAAACATCTTTGCAGGCGGGTCAGGTTCAGGTAAATCATTATTCATGCAGAACATCAGCATCAACTGGGTGACGCAGGGACTCAATGGTGTGTATCTAAGTTTAGAGTTAAGTGAAGGCTTGTGTGCTATGCGTATGGATAGTATGGTAGCCAATGTCAGCACTAAAGAAGTGTTTAAAGACTTAGACACTATCGAAATGAAAGTCAAGATGACTGGCAAGAAATCAGGTAGCCTACGTATCAAGTATATGCCAGCACAATCAAACGTAAATCAAATCCGTAGTTATCTCAAAGAACTACAAATCCAAACAGGCAAGAAACTAGACTTTATCATGGTAGACTATCTGGACTTGGTCATGCCTGTAAGTGCTAAAGTCAGTCCAAATGACTTGTTCGTCAAAGACAAATACGTATCAGAAGAGCTACGTAACTTGGCTAAAGAATTAAACATCTTGATGATCACAGCGTCACAACTTAATCGTGGTGCGGTAGAAGAAATTGAATTTGATCACAGCCATATTGCAGGTGGGTTAAGTAAGATCAATACAGCAGATAATGTGTTTGGTATCTTTACTTCAAGGGCTATGCGTGAACGTGGTCGCTATCAACTACAGCTTATGAAAACACGTAGTAGCTCTGGTGTAGGTATGAAAGTAGATTTAGAGTATGACATTGAAACACTACGTATCACTGATCCAGGTGAAGAAGCACAGGAAAGCGGACTTCGTGGAGTTGGTGCAACAAACATTTTAAGCCAGATCAAAACAGGTAGTAGTGTAACGCCCTCAGAAGATCAACCTAAGATACAAGCTGGAGTAGATAGCAGTAAACTTAAATCTATGCTAGCAGGACTTAAAAAAGTAGAATGACACAAAATATTCATTGCCCTATGATCCATGGGGGATTACACATTGTTCTCCAAGATAATTCTCCACTTATATACACACAACAGTGTTGTTTACGTCTAGATAGCTATAGTAATACTGCTGGCAGTGACATTTGGAATGATTCAAGACTAGTACCATTACGAGAACTTAATAATAAAAATATATGGAGTGATGGGTGTTGGTCTTGTCAAGGAAATGAATTATCAGGATTGACTAGTTTTAGATCTGGTATGTTAGAAAAGTTTGGTGAACGTAAAAATCTTTCAGGCCCACAACGACTAGATTTAATGTTTGATATCAGTTGTAATTTAGCCTGTAGAACCTGTGGGCCAGGATCTAGTACATATTGGCAACGTCATCTTAAAGAAAATAATATCCCTTTTATTGCTAAATCACCTATATCTAAAGTCAACGAAATGATACAGGTATTAAAGAATTTAGATCTCAGCAATTTAGAAATGGTAGTATTTTGTGGTGGAGAAACATTGATGGGCAATGCTTACTGGCAAGTTGCTGAAGCGATAGCTGACATGTGCGCACATTCAAAAGAAAAAATAACTATAAATTTTCAAACCAATGGAACTCAACCTATAAATGAAAAATACTTTGATATTATTGAACTCTTTCATTTGGTTAAATTAAACATCAGTTTAGATGGAATTAAGGATCGATTTGAATATCTTCGTTGGCCTGCCAATTGGAATCAAGTAGTAGATAATATGTTAAAACTGCGTAGTGCCCTACCGGTAAACGTAATGTTTTATATTGAACAAACAATAAGTATTTTTAATTTATATTACTTAGATGAACTTCAAGCATGGATGCAAAGAAATTTTCATAGCAATAGACTAGGACCAAATAAACAAGGTGAATATGGAAACAGTGTTGGTTATGGTAATCATTTAGCTTGGGGACCATATGGAATTTCAAATATAACAGAAGAATATGCATCAGCTATAAGAAAAACAAAATATGCTAATTTAATCACAAACAATTGGCAAGAAAACGGTAGTGAAATTACAAGTATGATAAATGAAATAAAAAAATTTGATGCGATAAGAAATCAAGATTGGCGCAAGACATTCCCAGAAGTTGCAGAGTTTTATTCTCGTTACATCTGATAAATATACTAAATTGGAGTGAATGCCGTGCAGAAACGCACCCGTAGCATACTTACAGAGCTTGACGAATTACTTACGCACAAAGACAAGGATAACCTCCTAGAGTCACGTGCTAATAACATCATCAATGGTGCTATTAATCTAATCAAGTATATCCGTGAAAACTATGATGCTGATCAAGCTGGTGAGCTTGAGCGTCGTCTTCTTAATGCTATCAAGGGCCAAGATCCTGCAAAATTCACCCGTGGTATTAGGAAGATCAAAGATGAAGATTAATGAAATAGTCCAAGAGGGACTAGGTACAGGATTACTAAGGATAGGCAAAGAGGTCAGCAAATATTTTTCACCAGAACTTGCAGATAAGTTAGGACGTGCATTAGCTGGTGCTAAACCTGCTGATCCATCTGAAGAATTACAACGATTATCTGACAAACTTGCTGAAAAGGCTAGACGCAGACAAAATAGAATTTCTGCATTAGACATTTATAAAAGTACTAAAGATACATTAGGAACAGTTTATCCAACTCCACAAAGCAGAATATCTGCTACAAAATCAATCATACAGAATTTACAACGCCAAGGAGTTTTAATAACAGATCAACCAGCCCCAGGTAGATCTTATGCCCCAAATCCAAAACAAGGTGCAGTATGAAATTATTTGAAATAAAAAAACAAACTCCTGATTTTTTGCTGACAGAAAGTAAAAACACTCACCTTGAGCATCTCGAAGATCTGATCTTTAACAAGGGTTATACTGGTGCCGAAGAAGCACTAAACTATATTGACAGTCTACGTCATATGTTAGCAGAAGGCACAGGTACTACGACTAAATTAACAGTTAAATGGGACGGTAGTCCTGCTATCATCTGTGGCATTGATCCTGAAGACAGCAAGTTTTTTGTCGGTACTAAAGCAGTGTTTAGCAAAGGCGAACCTAAACGTGGTAAAACAGCTCGTCAAATCCAAGAATGGTACGGTGACCAACCTGAGCTAGCAGAAATCTTAACCAACGCACTAAAGTATCTCAGCAAGTTAAACATCGGTGGAGTAGTACAAGGTGACTTGTTATTCACTCCTGGCAAGGTTACTAAAGTTGAAGTCAATGATGAACTTTGTTATGTGTTTACTCCTAATACTATTACCTATGCTGTGCCAGTTGACAGCCATCTAGGCCAACGCATAGCACAGGCTAAACTAGGTATCATATTCCACACTACATATAGTGGTGGAGATACGATCGACACTATGTCAGCACAGTTTGGAGTAAATGTCGCTAGTTTTACACAGACACGAGATGTCTGGTTTGATGACGCGACATATAAAGACTACACAGGTGTTGCTAGTTTAACTCCTAGTGAAAATGCTAAAATACAAAAGTATCTAGCCGCAACAGCCAAGACCATGCAGAAGATTGGTCCACAACGTTTTGATATCATCCTACAAGATAAAGAGTTTGCCCGCATGGTTAAACCTTTTATCAATAAAATGATACGTAGTGGTAGTCATGCTGTAGAGCCTACACAATTTCTACAACAATTCATCCAACATTATAATGATGAGATGATGAAAGGTATTGATGATCCTACTAGCCGTGTAGCACAAAACCGTGTGGCTAAGATCAAAACCAAAGAACAGTGGATCGCCGATAACAGTAACAATCTAGTGGGTATCCTGGCTACATACAAACGTGTAGTAGAACTTAAAGGTATGTTGCTACACAAATTAAGCCAAGTAGAAGGTATAGGCACATTCCAAAAGACCAATGATGGCTACAAGGTCACAGCACCAGAAGGATTTGTAGCTATAGGGCACGATGGCGGTGCTGTTAAATTAGTTGATCGTCTGACTTTCTCTAGAACGAATTTTTTGTCAAAAGCATAAATAATTACATGCGCGAAAGCGTACAAACTTTAGGAGAAATATAAAATGGCAACAATTTCACGTACAAATGGCGGCGCACGCCCAGCAGACGGTTCGGTATCAAACGCATTTGGTTTTGGTAACGCACAGATCACAGGTCGTACACTTACACACTACACAGTAACATCAGCAGGTGTTTATTCTGCTTCTGGCGCAGCAGCAGGTGCAGTTAATTACCTAGCAGCTGGTTCAGACTATGAAAAACTAGTTCTGGCTATTGAACAAGTTGGTTCAATCGAACTATTAGGTATCCCAGCATCAGGTAACCTATTCCACGTAGCTATTTCTGGTGCAGCACCAAGCCCAGCAACAGGTCCAACATCACTACAAGCGTATTGCAATACATACGTAAATGGTTCAGGTGTTTCAGGCGCTACAGTAGCAGCATTCGTATACTAATCTAAAACTTAGTATTCAAGTAACACAAAACGGCACTTTTATAGTGCCGTTTTTTTATGGCTATAAATATCCATGTGGACTCTCAACAATATCTCTATCAAGGTTTTACCCTAATTGACATCACTCCTACTGGAGTAATCAGTTACTCACCTCAGAACGAACAAAAACGTAATCAACAGCGTAATTGGGAAACTGTTCAACAGATCCTAAGCCTACGCACACAACCAACTATCTTAGAAACTGACGATTTCGTTGCTGATCTTAAAGACTATAACTTTGGTATTAATTATACAGGTCAGCATCACGTCTGGACATTTAAGTTTGGAGTAGATTATGCAGATATCTATCAAGAAGGGCCCGACAAGTTTGGATTAGTGAAATACGACTTTAGAATAACCCCGGTGATCTTAGGTCTGACAGAAACCATCTTACCTGAACTTGCAGTGTTTGAACCTAAAGGTCCATGGAATAACATATACTTTAAAAGTATTAAGATTTAGTTAAATATATTAGATGCTCATAGGCATTCATTAAGGCACATATTAAGGCACATTGTTAAGGCTCACTCAAAAGACGGCATCGCTCACTTAGGAAGGCGAGATGTCAACACCATCAGAAATTGAAAAACAGAGTCTAGAAGCCCACGTCGAAATATGTGCCGTAAGGTACAGTAACTTGGAAACTAAACTATCTAATTTAGAACATCGTATGGATAAACTTGAAGGCTACCTAGTCAGCATCAAGGAAAGTCTAGACGACAAATTTGAAGGCAGAGGTAAACAGTCTGTCAGCATTATCGTCACCATCTTAAGCGTAGTCCTAACTGGTCTACTAGGTTTATTAGCCCACATCATCTTCAAGTAATAAATAGTTACATGAAGATCGTAGAACTATACAACAATTTACAATTACCTATTAACAACGAAGAAGCAGAATTGCTTGAGCGTTTTATTGGTGCAACTCCCATAGCAAAAAGCCACCTCACAGAGCGTGAACAGATTTTAGCTAATCAACTAACGGTAAAAGATGTACTTCTACGAACCAATGAAGATGGCAAAATCTACTACAAAAAACGCACAGGCTGAGTTCGACGTTGAGAAGATCAGACGGTTCACACAACAAGAACTAGCCAAACTAACAGATACTCCTAGCGAATTACCTTTTTGTTATCAACTAGGTACAGATGTCCTTGTGGGCAAGTTTAAGGTAC